TCAGGGGCACCCGCTCCTGGCGGGCAGCCCGATCCTCGTAGTTGGCGACGATGAGAAAGTGAGCGAAGGCACTGGGCGACGAGTCCCTTTCCAGCACCAGACCACCCTGCTCTGGCTGGGTCACGGCCATGTCGGCTGCGCAGAGCATCGCCGCCAGCCGCTCCTGGCTCGGGAAGGGGCCGTAGACGTGCATGTCATCTCGATCCTGGTAGTCGAGCCCCTCCAGGGCTCGGAGCCGGTTCATCTCCTGCGCCGCTCGGATCAGAGACTCACGCAGCCAACGGTGCTGGACCGCCATGACTCGCTTCGGCCAGCAGGCCTCTTGGCCCATGTCGCCAGGGACAGTGACGATACCCCGGCGCTGCGTGGTCACTCGGCCTTGGCCCCCTCTTGCTCAGCGGCCTTCTTCGCCTTGCAGTTCCACAGATGCATCCTCCGGGCGTTGCGAGCATGGTGGCCCTTCTTCGGGGCCCAGTCGCAGTAGTCGCACTTGAACGAGAAATCCAACTCCGGCTCTTCTGGCGGGCCGCCCAGCGAGGCCACACGGCCGTCATCGCCCGCCTGGGCCGCCGCGCCATCGGGGCCGGCCAGTGGGCTGTTCACGCTGACCCGGTTCACGCCAAACTCGATGCCCCACATCTTGCCCAGCTCTTCCAGGTCGGCCAGGCGGTACGAATGACGGCCGTTGATCTGGGACATCAGGTGCTGGCGCAGCATCTCGGCCGCCTCTCGGGGGTTCACCGCCGAGAAGAGCACCTCCTTGGGGCACTCGGGGCAGCGGTAATCCGTCACCTTCACGCCGGCGAGCTGGGGGAACTGGACCTCTCGGTAGGGCGGCCTCAGATGCCAGTGGTAGGCGATGATCTGCGTCACCGGGAACTCGTGGGCGCCACCACGCTGGAACAGCAGGCGCCATGGCTCGTCCGCTGGGTTCCAGGGCCCACCGCGAGCGTCCTGCTCTAGTGGCTTCCCCCGGAACGTGCCGTTCGTGAAGGTGCCGTATTGGCCCAGAAACTCATAACCCTTGTACTCCATGTCGCTCCGGTACGAGCGCCAGGCCCCTGCCGTGATGATCCAGCCGGTGTCGCTACGGCGGCGGTAGTACCCATGCGGCCCCTTGGCCTGCGGGGTCTCTACCTCACGCAACTCGGGATAGAGGCTCGGGGCCTCTGGCGCCATTACCATACCGTCACTCCTGACTCGGACAAGTTGCTACGCACACGCCACTCGAAGGCGAAGAACCTCCCCCACAGGATGTAGTCCCGCAGTGGCGCCACAGTGTCCATCTCGAAGACCAACGGCAGCGCCAGGCTGGGGTCACCCCGCCGCTTAGCCTCCTCCCAGAGAGAGGAGAAGGGGTCGAAGGTGCGGGTATCGAGCTGGTAGCTGTACGTGGGTCCATGGACGACGATCTCGTCCCCGTTGTGCTGGTACCCGCGGATGCCCAGCCGATCGACCATGCGGGACGATGCCCAGGCCAGGTGCTGTTGCAGGAGCCTCGCAGTGAGCGGCATGGCGTCGATCTCGAAGCCGTGGCAGGGCACCGCAGGACAGGAGCACCGCACCGTCGCCACGTCGGCATCGACGGTCACCACCGCCAGCCGCCAGACGGGGCACAGCTCCTTCTCCTGGAACCGGAGCAACTGCGGCATCAGGCGGCAAGCGACCTAGCTGGGCAACCACCAGCGGCGCACATTCCGCAGTAAGCTACGACGTCCCGTACACCACGACGTTGAATACATCGGTTGCCGCGCCGCCGCCGGCCGTGACGGGCGGTTGCAGGGCCTCGGCGTACCCGTAGATGTGCGTCGCCAGCACGACCTCGGCGTCCTGGTGGACGGAGTAGATCGGGGGCCGAGTCTTCAACTCCTGCGAGCAGTAGTAGACGCCCTTCTTGTGGCTGAACCAGTTGTCGGCCTGGCCTGCCGCCGGCGCCCGGACGAGGGTCGACTTGTAGATGTTGGCGTTGAGAATTTTGCCGACGTGGGCCTCCCGCACCGCGCTACCGGCTGCAGCCGGCCCCACGTAGTCGGCGTTGGTGAAGCGGTCGATCTTGAGCATGCTGTAGTAGGTCCCCGGCCGCACGGCGATGAAGCGGTCGCCCTCCGGGCAGTTGGCATCGTCCAGGGCCTGGGATGCGGCGAGCCAGTGGTCGTAGGTAGGCTCCAGACCCAGGGTGCCCTGCGTCTGCGAGAACGATTGCGGCAGCGTGTGCAGGTTCGTCTCGGCCGCGGCTGCCAGGGCGTAGCCGGCCTTCCCGGTGTACTTCTCGATCAGGTCGGTCTTGCTCTGCACCTCGGTGATGTTCTCTGCGGCGAAGGCCACATGCTGGTGCGTCGCCACGGTGAACGATTGCGATGCCTCAGCGTTGGACGGGCCGATCACCTCCAGGGTGACGTTGGTGTTGGCCGTCTTGGTGTTGGCCGTCGGGTTCGAGATGTAGGGGATGTTCAGGGTGTCGCCTGGCCCCCCCACCAGCTCCTTGAGGCCGTAGTCCTCGCTTTCGACGAGGGCACCAATCACGATGTTGGCCTCGACCGCGTCTCGCGTGGACGACGACCACAATTCGGGGATATGACATGCCGCCTGAGTTATTGTGAGAGTACCTGCCACTTGAATACCTCCTTATGCACTCGACCTGCTAGGCACCCGCCGGCTGTCCTACCGCCATCGGCAGGAAGACGCAGCCAGGCGGTGCCTGGTTGATTGGGTCGTCGGGCCACACAGAGCACATCTCGGGCCGCTCGGGGCGGTCATAGAGCATGCACATGCCGTCGTGGGCCAGGGCCCGGCACCGTGTCTCGATGCGAATGGTCTGCTGCACCCGGTCAGCCCGCACGTCGAGGATGAGCGAGAGGCCAGGGTGCAGCTTCACCCAACTGGCCTCATCCTGCGTTAGAACACGCGCCAGGGGCAGCTCGACGTAGCGACAGCACTGGCCCAGGTCCGAGCAGCCGTCACACCCGCTCACGCGGTGGCCTCCTCTGCCTCAGAGATAGCCGCATCCAGTTCGGCCCGCCAGGCGGCGTTGCTGCTCTTGTAAGCCAGCCGCTCGCGCGGTGTCATGCTGTTCCATTGCTCGAGGAAGGCCGCGCCGGTGCGGGCTACCGGGGTCCCGCGTGACACGTCGGGGGACTTCTCCTTCTGGCGGTCCTTAGCTACGCGGTCTTCGTACAGCGCCTGGGCCTTCCTGACCGCCAGCGGACCAGCCTTGTGCTCAGCAATGCGCTCCGCCAGGTGCGTGACGACCGCGGCGACCATCTCCTCGAACTTGCCCGCTCCCGCAACGAGCTTGCGGTACTCGGCCCGGTCCACCACGTCGGCCGGCAGTTTCAGAGCATCGGGGACGGCCAGGGCAGCCTCGATTGTCCCCTGGTACAGGCTCTGCAAAGCCTCCTGCTGCTGCCGCTGGACGGCCCCGGAGAGCTTCGTGTTCTCCCGGACGTAGCGCCCGAGCTCCTCGTCGTCCATCTCCTCGACGCGGCGTTGCTGCTGGACCTGCTCCTGCTGCTGCTCCCACTGACGGCGCTGCTGGGCGAGGAGGCGGTCGGCCCGGCTCTGCAGGTGCTCGCTCACGACCGGGTGCGCGAGCACCTGGCGCCACTCCTCGTCAGTCTGCGGCGCCCGAAACGGCGAAACCGCCTCCTGGGCCGGAGCAGTCTCCGGGGAAGGCGGTTCCTGGGCTGTTAGCGGGGCCGCAGGCGCAAGGGTGTCCTGCGGTGCTGCTGTGGTCTGTCGTTCGAGCTCTTCGTCTGCCAAAATGGCCACCGTCCCTGTGCACCGGGCACGGTGGCCACCGGCAACTTCTATGACGTTGTGCTATTCGCTGCTACGTATACGCCTTGCGCCTCTGGTTTGTCAACTATCAGGTTTTGCCGCAGCCCGCACCGGGTGCACGTGATCCACAGCTTGCCCTCCAGCCGCTCGGCGAAGAGCTTGCGGCACTTCGGGTTCTGGCAACGAACCTCCATACCTGGTCTCTTACCTCTTTACCCTTGTTTCTGCACTGCCACCACGGGTAAACTCCGTGGCAATGAACAAGCCTTGGCTTCGACAGACCGCCCCCTGGGCGGGGGGTCTTTGTATCTTCGTCGCATACAACCTCACCGAATGGGTCTGGCTGGCGCTACCTCTCTTGTTCGGGGTTGTCGCCTGGCTCCAGGTCTGGATCGAGCGGCGCAAAGAGCACGGCACTTAGCCGGCCCGCCGTTCCTGCGTCGCAAGGCGCTCCCGGAGAGGTTGCCGCTTCTCGTACGCAGCGCGGTACAAATCGGGCCGCTCGGCCGCAGCCTTCTTCCTGGCCGCAAGCCTCAATGGGGCCAGAGCCTCCTTGAGGACCTCTCCGCGGGCGCGATCGCTCAGGTTGCGATAGTAGCCGCCCTGTACGTAACGGCTCAAATGCTCATCCACCAACTCGCCCATGTACTTGAACACCAGATTGTCGAACTCGCGGTTGCCGCTGCCGGACACGATCTCTGAGCGCAGGAACTGCAAACGGTCCAGCTCCTGTTGGGCCGGGTTCTTGGCCTTGACGACCGACACACCCGTGAGTTGGCGGATGAGCGGCTCTTCACGAGTAAGCGGCCCCTTCTGTGATGGCGAGTAGGCCGCGGGCAGCTGCGTCTGGGCAAAGGGTATCCGCCGCTGTAGCCCACCGAAGAAGCCTGCCATGTCCGTGTTCCGCACGATGCGGTGCTCAGGGTCGAACTGACCGATGGCATCGCTGATCTGCTGCAAGGGCGTGAGCAGCCCGCCCACCGTCTCGCCAGCAGTCTTCCCTGCCTGACGCAAGAACTGGTCCCAGGACTCGATGCCGCTGAAGCCCTCCAGCGCGCGGTCCACGATCTCGAGGCCTGCCCCGGCGCGCAGGTTGGCCCCGGTCAACGTTTGAATGATGGCCTTCGTATCGGGGTGAAAGAGCGTCCCGTCCCGCAGGCGCTTCACCATGTCACCTATAAATAGGTAGGCCGCAAAGGGGTTGTAGGGCCGCGTATCGATGGTCCGGCCGTCGGGCGTCCTGATCTCGTACCATTTCTCGCCGGCCAGGTCGGATTCACGGAAGAGATAGGCGGCGCCCAGCATGGCGCTACCAACAGCTCCTCGGCTGATGAGCCGCATGTCCCCAGAGGCCAGGGCCGCCCGTTCGGTCTTGCTGGTGAGTAGGCCCAGCGGCCCTGCTGGGCTGAACTCCCACATGAAGCGCAGGCCATTCAACATGAAGCGGGGGAACGGGACGATGACATTAGCCAGGGGGATGCCATTCACGGCTTGAAGGAACTTCCAGCCGGGGCCGCCGTAGGCCGGCTGCCGCGAGAAGGTCAGCTCGAGCGCTTTCTCTACGGCCCGAGAGACATCCGCCGCGGGGATAGCATCCAGCTTGCCCGAGCTCAGGACCCTCTCCAGAGTCATGCCCGGCACCGACCGGATGCTGCGGTCCAGGTTGGCCGCGAAGACCGCGCGTCTTACCAGGTACTCCTGGAAGCGGTTGACCGTGTTCAGCACGTGGACGGTGTTCTCGCCTGCCGTCAAGAGACGGTCGCCAACAGACTCGGTCGCTTTGCCCTGAGCCTTGTTGAGCAGGTCCGAAGAGTAGTTGAAGAAGAGATGATCGGCCTGACTCGGGAACGCTTCGAGGACAGCATCCACCTGGCGTTTCGTATTTACGGCCTTGGCCGGCCAGAGCGTGCGCATCAGCGCGTCCATGCCCTCAACTGGGCTGGCCGTCACGGGCTTGCCGAACGCCTTCTGGAGTCCGGCCTCCAGCCCCTGGTCGAGGGCGTCCAGGCCCAGGCGCGGGACCTGGGTGGCGAAGTTGCGGACCGATGTGGCGAGCTGGGTGACGAGAGCGCCACGCCAGATGTTCGTCGCCCGTTGCCACCACGCCTGGGCCCGTAGGTTAGCGTCGGCAGTAGCGATCCGAGGCAGCAGGTCAACACCCACGCCGGCACGATTGAGCTTCTGCGCCAGCAGCCCCAGCTCGCCCAGCCGACGGGCAGCATCGCGCACACCGGGACGGAACAGCACCTCACCCAGCTCAGAGAAGCCCAGGCCATGCTGCTGGAGCACCTGCTGCATCTCGGGCAATGGCA